ATTTACTACATCACGATGCTCATCAATTTCTATTGTATCTGCACGTCTTTTAAATTTTACATAGTTTGAATTATTTTGTATGATGAGATAATTCTTAGCAATAATAGAAAAATATGAAAATGCTTTACCCTTACCTTCTGTAAATTTAGTTATCTTTTCATTTAAAAATGCAACCACTTCACATTTAATATCTTCATATGGTACATCAAAATAACTAAATTTAAATGTATGATATATGTTTTCTACTAACTTATTAAATGGATAGTCAATATATTCTCTGTAAATTTTATTACGCAGATCAACATCGCCGCCCGTTTCTTTATTATAGGCTACAATTGCTTCTTGTGTAATATAAGTAAAATATTGTTTTTTACTAGGCTTCCGGCCTCTTCTAGCACGAGGAGGTAATGTTTCTTCAACCTTTACCCATTTATAAAATTCTTCTATTGCGTTCATTAAAATCTTTGATTTAGTTTTTCTACTATATTAGTTATTTCTTTAAATACATATCCTGTCTCATCATCGGATTCAAATGATCCCAATCTATCTATTTGTTTTAAATGTGAATTAGATTTATTTACTTGTGTTTTTATATCTTTAAAGAATTGATAGAAATCTGTATTAGATGTTTCTAGTTCTTCAATATAATCTTCGTTTGCTTCTATCTTACGTGTTAAATTAATAATAAATAAAATAGAACTTACTAATAATATTGATAAGATGGTAATTATAATTTCCATATTAATCTCCAAATAATTCTCCAAATATCTTAGATGCATCTACTTTACTAGCTGCTTCGGATAATTTAGAAGGTTTTTGTTTAGGCGGAGATAAAGTTGGTTCATCTTTTACCCACATTTCATATTCTATTCTAGCTGCCATTAAATCAGCTTGATGCATTACATATGGCAAATTAATTCTTAACTTAGATTCCTTCATTCTAGAAATAAAATACGCCTTATTGCTTTCATCATATAATCCATCAGTACACTTAATGCTTATCATTTCATTAAATGATATTTTAATATCATGATGTTGCAATAACCATATCGATAAGTCATTTACTAACGCAAATGGATTATTAGGATTAACTTTAAATATCTTGCCTTGATTCTTTCTATGCCATTCTGAATCGTTATGTATATAAACTTCGTTACCATCGCCCGGAAATCCTATTTTACCTAAATCATGATTTAGTGCTACAAATACTAATTCTTCTTTAGTATATCCACTCATGTCTGCACCACTAGTGGTCCATAATTTATATACTTCTTTTGCATTTCTGATAACCCGTAAGACGTGGTCTACATAGCCTCCTATGAATGCATTATGATAATGATCAACACTAGATGCCGGTGCGATACTTATACGATCTTCATACTTATTATAAAGATTTAATAATTTTTCTCTCCTATCTCCGGAGAATTCTGTTTCAATTATTTCTAATAATTTACTCCAATTGATTGATATTTCTTCTGCTGTTAAACTCATTTTTTTATATTATTTGATCAATTACGCCATATTCTAATAACTCTTCCGGCGTTGCAAAAAAGTCTGTTTTCATTTTATCTTTCCACCAGCTAGCATCTTTTTTAGTTTTAGCTTCTAATAACTCATAAACAATATTTTCTATTGTTTTTACATTATCTACATATGCTGATATATCTCCCATCTTACCACCTATAAAACTAGATGATTGATGAAACATTACTGATGAACGTTTACTTGACATTCTTGTTCCGGTACCGTGTGCCAATAAAATTGCTGCAGCTGAAAAAGCTTTTCCTCTACATATAGTATTAACTTTAACGGAAAGTGATTCAATATAATCAACTAATCCTAACATATCATATACATCTCCTCCGTCAGAGTTAATTATAACATTAATAGGATCATCTTTTGTTTTTTCATCACGATTTGAAATAATAGATCTTACTTTAATCATAAAATCTACCATCGATTCACTTGTAATATCACCATTCAGGTAAATAACAGAATCATCATAATCGACTAAGTTAGATAATATATCTGATAGTTTTGAATATGGGCTATCAATATCATCTTCTTTATCGTCTTTTTTAGTTGTAGCCTTTGGCTTTTCTTCATATAAACTCATACCTAAATATAATAACTTTTTTTCGTAAAGGCAAAGATTAAATGAGCTTTTTTAATCGTCTTTCAATTCTTTTAAGAGATGACTGATTTGATCTGATATCTTTTTTAAGTATAGACTTATTTAATTCTCTACGAACAAATACCATCTGTTCAGCTAATTTATTTTTTAGATCTATTTTTTCTTGTTTAGATAATTTCTTTTTAGATTCTGGTTTTGGGGTAGGGGGCAATGTTCCTTTTAACTTAGGTTGTTCTACGCCTTTATGAAATACAGAGCCATCACTGTGTACAAATTCTTTCATAAACTGCCATCCTCTAATTCTACCTTTAGATATATATCCTTTAGATATCTCTGGTGGAGCTGTTATATTTCGTACACAACTACTACATAATACTGCTATACTAGTATTACCTACTAGTTCATAGTTTGTACATGGCGTGCCTTTATAATATTTATTTTCTGGATTACTATTACGACATATCATAAATTGTTGTCCGTCGCGTGTAACTGTTTTATATTTTATTTTTTCTTTTTTCATGACCAATATGCATTTGATGCTCGTTCTTGTTTTGCCGATCCACTTTGAATAGGCTTTTTATTTTTTTCGTTATATATATTTTCTTGTTCTATAGAACCTGATTCATAATGTAATCCATCATTTCCATTTTGCCCTATAATATCCATTCTTTGTTCAGCCTCTTCTTCATATGCATCACTAGGATGTGGCGGTCTAAAATAATCTCTATGATCCTCTACTGTAGGTTTAAACTCTTTAGAATTATTTTGTACTATACTAAATGCTTTATTTGCTGATATTAATAATAATATTGCTAATGGATCAAATACAAATATAAATGCTAATACAAAATAATTAACTATATTATCCATTGGCATATTACTTATTTTTGAAATATATTTTAGAGGACCGACTTCTGAAGTTACTTCTGAATTAGTATTAATATCTAACACTTGTAAATCTAAATTAGTTATAGAATCAGACAATGACTCTATTTTTAAAGAAACATTATTACGTTGTATCTTAAAATCGTTAAGTTGTCCTTGCAATACTTTTCTAGTTTTACTTGATGTCGATGTTATTATTTGTCCGGATTCTTTGTCTCGCCATTGTATTTTATTATTGGATAATCCCTTTGTCAATTCAGATATTGAATTAGCTAATTGATTTTTTTCTGCAGAATAACTATTTAATTGTTCTTGAAATCTATTTTTCTTCATTTCAATAATATTAACTTGTTTATCTAATACTATTAATTCATCAGATGTTGTTTGATATGCAGATGTTAAAAATCCATATATACCTAAAGAAGTTATCATCATTAATATAATAACTGCGGATGTAAGGTATGTCTTTAATAATACACTTATCTTATTCCAAAATCGATGTAAAAATGTAGCCGTAACTAATTTAGAAATTTCTAGTGCAGATGCCATAATAATTACAGCAGTAGCTTTTGCTGAAAACAATTTACTTAATCCAAATACACTATAATATGCTGCAATGCCGGCTAATGATAATGCAGCTATTAATACTATATATGGAAAAGTTTTTTTCATTCATTAACTAATAGTTACTCTGTCAAATACAAATTTCAATTTTCTTCTTATCTCTGTTAATCTACGAACTGCTTCATTTGTATCAACTGCTTGCTTTCCAGCTAGATCAACTAATATAAATATCATATTATCAATTTCATCCAGTTCTCTTAAAACGTTATCTTTATCTTTCATAACTTATCTTTCTTTTTTTTTTTGTATAAATATCACGATACTTGAATACTGCCAACTCTTTGGCTTTAGCCTCTAATACAACATCTATACGATGTCCGTAATTTTCTATAGGGTCTAATACGTAATCAGCATGCGCTTGTTCTCTTATCTTGGAGAATTCTTTTTTGTATTTTGCAAACGTCGGCCATTCATCTATCTGATCCCATTCTATATTATGTTTACTACATACCTCTGCTAAATAAGCTTTTTTCTCGATACGCCTAGATTCAGAATAATGACAACACTGCACAACATCGCTAGGCCAAGTACTGCCTGCCATCTCTAATGCTTCACGTTCTGTTAATTCATCAGTATGAAATGTATGATGAAAATAATCAAATGTGATAGGAATGCCTATCTTCTGATGAAATAGTTCATATAATTGTTTAACACTATATAGGCTAGGCTTATCATCATTCTCTACAACTAATCTGGCTTTACATTCATCAGACAATCGATTGTAACCATTGATCCAACGTTTAGCAGTCGACTCTCTATCGCCATACGCACCAGCAATATGTATATTAATTTTGTTATCATATGAAGGTGTATATCCTAATAAATCAAATAACTGAGAATGTCGCTCTAAACTCACTATCGATCGATCTACAACATCCATTGTCGGTGAACCTAATACATGAAATGGCCCTGGATGTGTAGTTAAACGATGATTATGTTCTCGAGCATAATCACCGGCTTTACCTAATGCATCACATATCTCTTCATAATCTGGTAACTGATCTAATTCA